CCCAATTCAGATTGTTTTTTTAATGCTGCATTCAAATCATTGGTCGCACCGTCAGCTTTTTTAGCCTGGGTTATAATGACAGCGTTTAGCTTGTCCAAGTCACCGACAACTTCGACATTCATTTTTAATCCTTTAGCCAGTTCCTTGGCTGCGTCGCCGTAAATAGACTTTACTTTCTCTATTTCCTGACCAAGCTGTTTTACCTGTTCTATTTCTTTCTCATCAACAAGATCGGTTATCTTTAATTCTGCCATAATTACAAATAATGTCTGTATTCTACAATCGTGCCTTTTATCTCTGTGCCCAGTCGGTCAAATGAGTAACTGCCGTCAGCTTTCAAGTAGATGACATAAATACATTCGTCCAGCATGGCCGCTTTACGGGCGAGTTCACTTACACGTTCAAGTTCACTCATTTCTTTTTTTATCTTACAACCGCATGACATGATAATATTATTTATATCCACATTCTTTGAAAAAATTCTCAATCCATGGTCTGAGGTGCATTATGATGAAGTATTCCTTTGCGGAAGAGCCTAAAGCGAATATATTGTCACCATATTTCTTTTGGATATCGGGACCGTCTATAAATCCTTCCGTAAATACGCTCATACTCCTGTTCAATCTTTCCAACCTGATGCTGTCATAGAAAGTACCGGTAATGAAAAGGTGGGGAATCTCAGAAGGGCGCGGGGGCAGGTTTAACAGAAAACTGACTACCGGAGGTGTGATTTTTTCTTTCCATCGCTTGTACTTTTCAGGCTTATTCTGCCAGGGACCCGGCTCATTGAAATAAGGATCGTTGTCATAAGTAGGGCTCAGACATCTGTCTGTTCCGTCCATACCGCTATATAACTGTTCCTGAATACAGTCTCTGATAATGCTCTTGTTTGCATCCATGCAGTTCAGACATTCCTCTTCAAGTCCGGCGGCTATGGCATTGATTGTTTTTGATACTTCATATATGTTTGCCATAAATTAAAGATAAGGCCGGACAATGACGTCCGGCCGGGTTGTCAATCTTCTTTCGTAGCTTCCTTCCCCACAATCTTATCGTAGGTGTCAGAGAGCATCTTTTTGCGTGATGCCTCTTTGCGGTCTTGCCATAATACTTTAATGTGTCTTTCAATGAACTCTTCCTTTGTCATGGATTTTACAGCGTTCTCTACAAATGTCACTCCTTCGATTTTCATACCTGCTCGATATATTTGATATTGTTTTCAAATAGGATGGAAGGTGCCTTTAGAGATGGAGTTCCGGAATCTTTCGGAGTAATGGTCAGCACACCGTCAGCGTAAGTAGCGGTTGTTGCATTATCCAGCACTTCAGCGGCTTTGTCTGCTATGAGTTGTCCAAATTCAGGAGTACGGTCATAAGCACCAATCTTTTCAATAATTTTGTATTTATTGCTGGTCATGCTGACAAGTTCCACACCGATCAGCCCTCTGAGGGAATACTTGGGATCGAATCCTAATTGGATGAAGTCGAAATTCAGCAGGCTGTCTTCAATATCCATGTGGCAGAAACTTATTGTCATTGTTGATTTGGCGCCACTTGCCGGGTATTGGGTTACAGTTGGATAAACAGTGGACATCGGAATACCTGCAAGTAAGTCTGTACCGTCATTATACCCGATAAGCATATAGTCCTTGTTCCAGAAATAGACGTCCCATTCCCTGTTTGCTGCTTTCAATAGTTGTGCGTTCAGCACTTCATCAAAGCCTGCCAGAGTGAATGTATCCGTTTGTGCATTGAGTCCGTTAAACTGGTTGGGACCATATCCGACCGCGCTTATCTGGGCCTCTCCGCCGTTTTTTGCATATTCGAAAAACGGGGAGATTGGATAAATCCGGCCGGGGCGGTCCGCATGGCACATCTCTGCCAATTTTTCTGCTGTAACATCATCAGGAAGTTTTGTTCCCGGTTCGACCAGAATCGCTCCTTTAACTTTTGACCAGTCAATCTTACAAGCCGAACTACCCGAATTAATATGGGTTCCGGCACAAGTTCTAATCTTTTTCATTATCTTCTACAATTGGGATTATTAATAGTTATTTCCATCGAGCTGATATCAATGGCATCAATAGGATCGCTCACTTCCTGTCCGGTGGCTGTCATTGCACCGTATCTGCCATAAGAATAGTTCTCGGAATAAACATGCCTTACTTTGTCATCCGCTCCCCAGTCAAACCGGTTGTCTTCGAGTAATACATCAAGTAACCTTCCATAAATCGGGCGCAAGATATTCTTGAAAGAGTTTACCTCGCGTTCCTCGTTTGTCCAATCTTTGGTTGACGGGCAGGCGATAACTAATGAAACCTTTGACTTTGAATAGTAATGCCGGCTGTCACGTCTCTCACTTATCGGACAAAATAAAGCGACAAGAGGAAACTTCAAAGGCAACTGCCGCTCAGACTGACTGTATACATCAAGAGTATCCTTGATATATTGACTGTTCCCGAAGATATAGTTCAATGGCGGATTATCCACCTCCTGAAACCCTCCGTTGCCGTCAGGACATAGAATCTTAAGATTCCGGGAAGCCTTGGAAACTACATCACGAAAGATATCCACTATATCCATTGTCATAGGTTAAAGCTGTTTATTGGAGTTAACAGATTCTTGTTGACGTTCACTTTGAACGGGCATTCATCGGAAGAAGCCCAACAAACGAATTGTTTGTTTCTTTCAACCATTGTATTCCATGTGCTTACCTGACGTTGGAGCGGGGAAACATGCTTGTTGGATGATTTCAACTGTATAAGTCCGGTAACAGTCGCATCTGTATTCATGTCACGTAAAATATGATAGAATACATAATCGGCAAAAGATTCACGTAACTGCCTGCACACATATTCATAAGGAGAAACAGTATCATTCTCTGTTTTTGGGGATTCATTTTCAATTATCTCAAGATAATCCGTAATCTGACCGGCAAGCGTGAAGCCGACAACATCATTCAGGAATTTCCGTTGAAAAGAACGGATATACCCGTAAATGACATTGTTGGCGGAAAGTCCTTCAGCAGTCGGCATCTTGGCGGTAGTGGCGTTTCTTATCTGCCGGGGGCCGGATATGAAATATGATACATCAACAAGCATAGACATGACTACTTCTTTTTAGTTGTTTTCTTTCCGCTGGTGTTCACAGATGGATTGACATTATCCATATCTATGGACATGGAATCATCTTCTGGCAGATTATTGCTGTCGGTGATATTCAGTGTCTTACTGTCTTTCATATCGACTTCCTTTTCATCCGTTTCAGGCATACTGCCGCTGGCTTCCATCTCGGTCATACGTGCTCTCAGGGAATCTCGTTCACTGGTAAGTGATTCTATCTGCCCATCTTTCTGGGCCAATGTCTCTGTCAGTTCTTTGACTTGGGCTTCAATGGCTTTTAACGCATAGTCCTCATGGACCAGCGTACCGGAGATAGGAGTGATTTTTATCAGCCCTCTACCTATACGGATACGCTGCTCACGAAGCACACGCCCGAGTTCCTTTTCGTCACCTTCAAGTATGTACTTCATATTCTTTATGCGGATTTAGTGATTGCTTCCAATACATCGTCCAGATCACCATAAGCGAATGCCCAGGGCATGTAGACAGGCATCATCAGTTCTTCCTGAATCATGACTGTGGTCATGTTTTTCAGTTTGGTGTTGACATCATCTGCGAATTCGATTGCCAGAGTGGTGTAGTCTATCAGAGAACAACCGTTCAAAAGGTCACCGGCAAAGTATTTGCCGACACCGATGGCGTTACATTCGATAACAGGTACGTTGCCGATATATTTACGACCGTTCACTTCGGTAATTAACTCAAGATTTCTGCCGGTTGTATCCTTGGCGGTGGAAATAGTGAAGACTGTGGACGGATGCAAAACCAAGGCATTAGGTGAATACTGGCCAAAATTAAGTACGGCGAAGATAGCGTTCACGACATCCTTCATGTTCGGGTCCTCCACAGAACCGAACATACCGCTTTTAATGGCTCCGGACATTTTGGCTACTGAAGTTTCGGTTCCCTTATAGTCAAAATCAATAGCGAATTTACGGTCATTGATTTTATGAATATCGAAAGTATCGTTCAAGCCTGTCTCTACTGTCGCACCTGACAGGGTCACCTTCATCTTGTCAATAATCTTGTCATTGGCTGCGGCTAGAGTTATGATTGTCTGGCCGTTTGCAGCCTCGAGTGACTCAATGGCACCGGCAGAGATGGTAACATAATTACCGGCAATGAATTTGGAAACACAATCCACGCCTTCATAACGGGTGATACCTTTCAGATTGTCCCCGGTACCGTCACCGAACATAATCTGATAGTTCTCGGAGAATTTGACCCATAAAGGCAGACGGTTGAGGATGAATGATACTACATACTGCTTTGCCTTCAACAAACGTTTTGACAGATTCATGTGGGTACCGATACGTTTTACATTCGTGAACTCTTCCTTGAATTTCAATGATGATTCAGCCAACATACCGTTTTCTGCTACAACCATGACATTGCGGTCAAAATCATAGACCTGTTCGTATGAGATGGACAGTGCGGATGGATCACCCTGTTCAACCATCATCAGATCACGGAGATTCAGTTTCTGTTCGTTGACTGCGGTGACAACACGTCCTGTCGAGCGGTTGTTGCTTCTTGGCGTATTGGAACTTTCGGTGATGGATACGATGCCTTTTAAATCAAGATTCATGGAACCGGATGTCTTGGTGCGGTTCGCAAAATAATCCTGGCATGCAGGACTGTCAAGAAATTCACCAACAGCTTTCTCCACTTCATTGACGGAAGTCATATGACCGCCTTTTTCCTTGATCTTGTCGAAAGCCTCCGCCAGAGCTGTCACCTTTTCAGCCTGTTCATCATAGGACTTTTTAATATCTTCAAAATTGGAAAGATGTTTCAACTGTTCTGTGATATTCTTGGAGATATCCTTGAACCTGTTCTCAATATCCTCCTTTGTCATCAGACCTTCGGCAAATTCATCACATACTTGTTTGCATTTCAACTGGATACTGCCCAAAAGAGATTTTTCCTCATCGGTCATGTCCTTTTCCTGTTTGGCGAAAGAAATCAGGGAGACAGGTGCTGCAACCAAAAGTCCGGTTACATGTTCCGGACCATTTAAGGCACATACTGTACAAACGACAGCCACAATGGCAAACATAATAAGGGATTGGTATTTCCCCACATTTAAAAAAGTCTTCATTTCAAATTCGTTTTTGGGTTAAACATTAAATAAATTGACTCAATTTTGCAGCAAGCGAGAGATTCGTTTCGTGCTTCTCATTTCCCTTGTCATCAGCAGGCTGCCGGGTGTCATCTGACGGCGCGACAGCAGCTTCAGGTTTGGTATCTGCAATCTTGGAAATCATTGTTCTATATACACGGCTCCAGCAGTGAGGACAACGAACATAGCTTACGATATCCTCTATGCTTTTGCCTGTCAAGTCAACATCAAGGCTTTTATGGGCGTCAAGGACAGCTATAACCTGCTCACGGATTTCAGGTTTCAGTTTATCCATTTCGGTTCGGACAATATCCTCTACAATCCATCTCTGATACATGGCGGCAAGGTCAAGCACCTGATTGTTGAACGTGGTTTCAGCCTGTTGGTCATAGTCGAATGTATGACCGCATTCCGGACAGGTAACCATATTGCTGTTTCCTGTCAATGCCTTTTCGATAAGATCCAGTTTCATACTTAAATCATTTAACCGCTCATCCGAATATCTCATGTTCAGAGCTTTGTTTATCATTTCAAGAGATGATGTAAGCTTCGCGCGCTGTGTGTCAATACTGTCATCACTCTTTATATCCACAAGAAATGTCTGAGGGTTTGATCCCCATGCTTGTAAGGTGGAGGCTTCCCCAAGAAACCATTCTTTGACATGGGCCGGATCATTCACATCCCTGCGGATGGCTTTCACACCGACGGAATGCTCCAGTGTCTTGCCACATTCAGCATAAAGTTTGTAATCTTCAAATGTTTCCCGTCCGATCTGTTTGTTAAGGTTCATTTTGGATACGATAACCAGATTCATGTTATCTTCCCTCGCTTCAATAGGGCAACCTATAAGTTTTGTCTTGTCATGGTCCAGCAGATGTTTGCCACGTTTTAAGAAAAACTCGTTGATCGTTTTATTGAAAGAACCGCTATCAGAGATATCACCTTGCGTATCTTTAATACCGATACCATTAACGGCAATCGTAACAATGCCTTTCTGCTCATCAACATCATTCGCCTTCGTCTTCAACTGAAGGCTTCTCAACTCTTTGTCCATTGTCATTTGATTTTTTAGTTATACTTAAGATTTTCTTTACTCTCTCAAGCTCCTTGTCAGACATCTCGTACAGAAGTTTGTCAAACAGGGAGTTTTCAACTTTGCTTTCCCCGATACGGGCACGGTAATCATTCAGGGTGATGATACCATTCTGAAATTCGCCCATCGCACGTTCCGATATGATTTTAGAAACTTCCTCCTTTTCCTTCTGCCCTTCCTGAAGGCAGTCCACGTGACTGAAATCGACATCAATGTAATATCCGTCACGGTCATATCCCAACATACGTGTCAGTTCACTGGCGTAGCGCCTGGCTGCCGGGATTATCTTGGAGGTGTAGACTCCCTTCTCAGCGGATTTCTGATTATTGAATGTACTGTGGTCCTTGCGTGGTACAAGTTCCGGCGGAACACCAAATACACCGGCAATTATGATGGCATCATTCAATGTTTCTTCAAAAGGCTGTAATTCCTGAATGCTGAGGTTGGTGCGGATGAAATCCATAGGAACATCACTTAATCCATACGGAAACCTGCTGTTGTCAAGGCCGTAATTCTCGTTGAATTCCTCACGAAGATTTCTCTTTTCATCTTCGGTCATGGCAACTGTACCCGTTTCGTCCTTTTTTTCGGAAACGAATATTCCCAAGGCTCCACGTTTCATGTATATCACATTTCTAGCCTGATAAACAGGAATGAGATTGTCAATGGCCATCTTTACGGAATACAGCCGCGAATGACCTTTTATAAAGTTGTCATTTCTATAATCTGTGTTACCGTCCTGATCGTGATAAATGAAATTAGGATTGATCTGTTCAGCATAGTTCAGCCCGTACTGTAACAGGTAATAGTCAATTATATCTTCTTTCTCGGCATTACCGAATAAGGGGATATAGTTCTTCAATCGGATGGTAACCTTATCTGATGGAAGCACCCAATAATTTTTGCATTTTTTGTAAATTGGGGTCTTTAATGTTTGAAATGCTTCAGGTACAACGCATTTCAAATAGCTGTTACCGGTAGCATATTTATATACAAAATGTTGGTAGACAATCCCTTGAAATGAATTCAAACAATTAGGACGGTCTATCAGGTCATTGAACTGCTTGTTGTTCCATACGACCGAATCATCGGAAGCTTTTTTGAGTATGAACCTACCCCCAGCAATGCGGCTGGCAAGAAAGTCGATAGGGAAGAATATCTCACCGACGGTGTTGAAAAGAGTAAGGAAATTGGAATCAGCCACATATGGGCTGTATATGTCTTCGCTAAGTCTGAATCTTCTTTTTGACAGGGCGGAGAATATCTTGTCAACTTCCTGAGCTACAAGGCTGGAAATATCGGTGCTCTTCTTCTTTCCAAATATATTTTTTAAAATTGTCATATAGGAATCTGTTTCCGGCAAATGTAAAGAGAAGAAGCTTTCATTTTACAAAATACCTCAA